CGATGTTGTTGATAGACGCAAGTTTATAAGTTTTAAAATTGCAAATGATTTTCGTAAAAGATTTATTAATAAATTTAAAGAGTTGGGTATTGACTTACACATCATTATCGGCAATCACGACACTTATTACAAAAATACTAACGAAGTTAATTCTATGGAAGAACTCGTTGGTAAAGATAGATTTAAAATATACACTGGCCCAGAGGTTGTAAACTTTGATGGAACAGATATAGTTTTCATGCCTTGGATTAATGCTAATAACTATGATGAGTCTGTGAATGTTTTAGATACTGCAAAGGCAAATATTTTATTTGGTCATTTAGAAATTAATGGTTTTGAAATGCATCGTGGTCAGTTTGCAGAAGGCGGCTGGGATAAAAAATTATTTAGAAGATTCGATACTGTGTTTAGTGGACACTTTCATCACAAGTCTGATGATGGTCAAATATATTATCTAGGCACACCCTATGAAATTTATTGGAATGATTTTCAAGACCCCAAAGGATTTCATATTTTTGACACAAGTACAAGAGAACTAGAACGCATAGTTAATCCATATACATTATTTAAAAAGATATTCTATGATGATACACAAGAGGATTACACTAAACACGATATATCACAATACAAAGATCAATATGTAAAATTGGTTGTTGTAAACAAAAAAGATTTATATAGTTTTGATAAATTTGTTGACAGACTTCTTTTAGCTGACGCATACGAAGTCAAAATTATAGAAGACTTCTCAGAGTTAGATGCTGAGAATGTATCAGATGATATTGTAGAAAATACAGAAGATACAATGACATTGTTGGAAAAATACATTGACCAACTAGATGTTAATCTAAGCAAAGATAGACTTAAAAATACAATGCGAGCGCTTTATACAGAAGCACAAGATTTGGAAATGTAAAGGAGATAATTATGGGATATATTTTAGAATCACTTAAAAAGAAATATGAAGGTGAAATTGCGGTTGCCAAAGCAAACGTACAAGTATATGTTGACAATCCAGCTGGTATTGGGGAACATTCTAATATTGTACAAGCAGTTGATGAACAAATTAGTATAATTGCTGAGGCTGAGGATAGATTACAAGTTCTTGAAAAATGGGATAGTGCAACACAGAGATTTCTTGATTAAATAATGATACATTTTGAGACTGTGAAGTGGAAGAACTTCCTGTCAACTGGCAATAACTTTACCGAGATACAGTTAGATAGGAATTCTACCACATTAATTATTGGTGAGAATGGTTCTGGCAAATCTACTATTCTTGATGCACTGTGTTTTGGTTTATTTGGTAAACCATTTCGCAACATCAACAAGGGACAGTTGTTAAACTCTGTCAATGGTACTGGTGGATTAGTAGAGGTTGAGTTTAGAATTGGTTCTAAGAAAGTCAAAGTTGTTCGTGGTATCAAGCCTAACGTGTTTGAGATTTACATCAACGGCAAGATGTACAATCAAGATGCAAACGCGAGAGACTATCAAAAGTATCTTGAACAACAAATTCTTAAACTAAACTATCGCAGTTTTACACAAGTTGTTATTCTAGGTTCATCTACCTTTGTTCCTTTTATGCAACTTAAAGCTAGACATCGCCGAGAGGTTGTCGAGGAAATCCTTGACATTCAAATTTTCTCTTTGATGAATATGCTTCTCAAACAAAAACTCAAAACTATTTCTGATGATATTCGTGACATAAATTATCAATATAATTTAACAGAAGAAAAGATTAATCTTCAAGAAAAATATATTGATGAAATGTTTATGCACAAAGAAAAGCTTATAAAAGAAAAGACTTCTTTAATAGCAAACAATGAAGAAGAAATATTTAAGAAAAATACAGACATTAATTTCTACACAAAAAACAATCAGGAACTTCTTATTCAAATTGCTGATAGTGATAAGGTAAACACAAAACATACCAAACTAAAAGACATTCAATCACAGTTAAAAGAAAAACACAGGTCACATACCAGACTTGTTGGATTTTTTGAAAACAACGAAGATTGCCCAACCTGTCAACAACATATTGATGAAGCTTTCAAATCTTCTATGATTGACAAGAAGAAAGGTGAAGCAGATAAAGTTAATTCTGGAATGAAAGAACTTAAAGATGAACTAGAAAAACTTTTAGTCCGACAGAAAGAAATTGGTAATATAAGTGCTAAGGTTCGGGAAAATGAAGTTCACATTGCAAAAGAAAATAGTTCTCTTATACAACTTGAAAGATTTAATGCTACATTGCAATCAGAGATTGACCAACTGAATACTGGCGAAGTTAATAATAATGACCGCGATAAGTTGACTGATTTAAAGAAAACTTTATCTGGTCTGGACATGCAAAAATCAAAGTTGCGTGAAGAACAAACATATAGTGAAGCTTCAAGAAATATGTTAATGGATACTGGTATCAAGACCAAGATTATCAAACAGTATTTGCCTGTGATGAATAAGTTAATCAATACCTATCTAACATCAATGGAGTTCTATGTTAACTTCACGTTGAATGAAAACTTTGAGGAAACTATAAAGTCACGTTATCGTGATGAGTTTACCTACGCATCATTTAGTGAAGGTGAGAAGATGCGTATTGATCTTGCACTACTCTTTACTTGGAGAGCAATTGCAAAGATGAAGAACTCAACAAATTGCAATCTACTTATTCTAGATGAGATATTTGACAGCTCACTTGATGGAACAGGAACAGATGAGTTTCTAAAAATTCTGAATACATTAGGTGATGAGAATGTGTTTGTGATTAGTCACAAGCAAGATATATTAGTTGATAAATTTAGAAGTACAATCAAATTTGAAAAAAATAGGAACTTTAGTCATGTTGTTGCTTAACGGAGATTGCATTGAAGAAATGCAAAAAATGATTGACGAAGGAGTCCAAGTGGATTCCGTTGTTACAGACCCACCATACGAACTTGGATTTATGGGTAAGAGTTGGGATTCAACTGGTATTGCTTTTCAGAAAGAAACGTGGGAACTTGCATATCAATTATTGAAGCCCGGCGGGCATTTGCTCGCATTTTCTAGTAGTAGAACATATCACAGAATGGCAGTTGCGATAGAGGATGCTGGTTTTGAAATTCGTGACCAGTTGATGTGGATATACGGAAGTGGATTTCCAAAGTCATATAATATAGGCAAAGGTGTGGATAAGAAATTGGGTAATGAAAGAGAAGTGGTAGGTAAAGGTAAGGCAGGGGCTGCATTTCATTATGGTGCAGTTGGTGATGGTGGTTTTGGTAATACCTTTGATGGTAACGGAATAGCATCTTCAGAGTGGGAAACCACACAAGGTAAATCAGAATGGGAAGGTTGGGGTACTGCACTCAAGCCTGCCCACGAACCTATTGTGATGGCAAGAAAACCATTGGAAGGAACAGTTGCAGATAACGTATTGAAACATGGAACTGGGGGCATCAACATTGATGGGTGTAGAATACAAACAGATGAGAAGTTGAATATTGGTTCTAACAACAGAGAGAATGGTGTAGTAAACTTTGGTATGAAAGATGATAAGGATAGTCAGAAACAAAATGAACTAGGTAGATTTCCTGCCAATGTAATGCATGATGGAAGTGAAGAAGTTGTGAGTGGATTTCCAAATACAAAAAGCACAAAAGGAAATCCTAGAACTGCAAGTATCAAAAATCAAACAAGATTGAATAATAGTGAAGAGGTATTTGTAAATTGCGAATATGATGATGAAGGTTCTGCTGCAAGATTTTTCTACTGCCCAAAAGTATCCAAGTCAGAAAGAGGCGAGGATAATACGCATCCCACAGTAAAACCGCAAGAGTTGATGAAATACCTATGCCGACTTGTAACACCAAAGGACGGCACAGTCCTAGACCCATTTATGGGTAGTGGTTCTACTGGAATGGCTGCAAAAGATGAGGGTTTTGATTTTATTGGTATTGAACAAGAGAAAGAATATTTTGAAATCGCAGATAGTAGAATAAATATTACTGCACCACTATCGGAGTTTTTTTGAATAATGGCAACATATATCTAAGGTAACAAAGAAATCTCAAAAACTTGTCGAGTCTTATTCCTAGACTCAAGTTCTACGTTATTTTTAGCTCTAGTAATCGTCCTATATGCTCCTGATCCAAATTCATCACTTGCAAGTGGTGCTATTTGCGCTACCACCAATACAGCGAGAATTGATGCAAGGTAAGCGGTTTTCATTATTTTTTCCTTTTTGGTTTAATTAAGTTCTTCTTACACAAATATTTATATGTTGCGGTGCAATATTATTGGTCATAACACCTTTTCCAAATTAGATATAATAAATATTTAATAAGTTACCACAAATCAACAACTTACCGACTACGATTTTTCTTGACAATACTTGTTCTATCCTGTATAATAGCTATATAAGATGAAAGATTACACAGAAACCCCAATAAAGATACCACTTGACAAATCCTGCCACGTTTGATAGAATATATAAATGATGAAAAATAAATCAATAATTGCAAAACTCCTCGCTGAAGAGGATATCTTCGTTGTTTACAAGAAAATGGAAACAGCGTATTTCAATCCTAAATCACGCGAATTAGGTCTACCCATCTGGAATGATGAGATGATGACACCTAATATCGAGGATTTGATGGTTTGTCACGAGATTGCTCATGCACTCTGGACTCCACTCGATATGCTTGAACAAGCTAGGGTTCGTAAAATCAATCACTCATTTGTAAACATTATTGAGGATGTTCGTATTGAACAAAAAGTACAGGAACGCTATCGCGGTTCTGTTGCAGTATTCAATCGTGGATATGATGATTTGGCTGCTAGAGATTTTTTCGGTATTGCAGATAAAGATGTTTCTGAGATGAACCTGATTGACCGTATCAATCTGTTTTTCAAGATTGGTAGTCGCCAACAAAAAATTGAATTCTCTGATGAAGAAAATGTTTGGGTTAAAAAAGTTTCTAAATGCGAAACGCCTGATGATGTTCTTAATGTTGCTGAAGAACTTTACAAGTGGATGAAAGAAAACGAACCAGAGGAAGAACAAGAAGAAACTTCTAGTCAAGATAATTCTGCTGACGATTCAGCAGAATCTTCTGACGAAACTAACGATATGAATTCTGATACTTCACCTAGTGAACCTAGTGAAAAAGAGGAAGAAGAAGAACTTGCACCGAGTAATAGTGGTTCTGCTGATGATGACAAAACTGATGATGCAGAAACTAAAGAAACTAGTAATAACAAATCTGGTGATGAAGAAACTAAAGAAGAAAATGATGCCAGTATAAAATCAGCTGCAAACGGTGCTGGTGGTAAAGATGATATTACCGCATCAACTGATACTGATGTCAATAATGCGATTGAAAAGTTGATTGATGAAAATGCTACAGATCGTGTTTATGCAAACATTCCAGATATTTCTGGTGATGATATCATTATAAAATATGATGATATTCTTAAAAAGTCTATTGATGCTTGGGCCCACTTCAATGAAACGGATTCGCCTTTTTATTTGAATACTAAAAAAGCAGTTGTTGAAATGAAAGCAGATTCTAAAAAGACTGTTGCTTACATGGTTAAAGAATTTGAAATGAAAAAGTCTGCTGACCAGTATGCTCGGGCTTCAGTTTCTAAGTCTGGTTCTCTTGATATGAATCGGTTACACACTTACAAATACAATGAAGACTTGTTCAAAAAAGTTACTACATTGCCAGGCGCTACTAATCATGGTATGGTTATGGTTGTCGATTGGAGTGGTTCTATGTACCAAAACCTTACAGGCACTCTGTCTCAACTATATAACCTAATTTGGTTCTGTCGCCGAACACAGATTCCTTTTGAGGTCTATGCGTTTTCTAATGCATCTCAGGTATTATCATCTGATGAAAAAGGTTACAACAAAAAACATTTAGAATCTTTCAAAGCTGGTAATTTGGTTTTGGATAACATGAAACTTCTAAATTTCTTTTCTAACAAAATGACCGTTGACCAAGAAATGTCTATGATGCATTATCTTTGGATGGTTGCCAATCAATACAATCACTATAAAAACGAATATGGTTATCCATGTTCTATTCCAAGTATATTTAATATGGCAAGTACACCATTAAACGAAGCAATTATTGCAATGATGAACATTGTACCTAAGTTTAGAAAAGAAACTGGTGTACAAAAAGTTAATACAATTTTCTTGACTGATGGTGCTTCCAATAGTAATCGAAGAGTTTATGATTACCGCTTTGATGAAAAAGAAAATGAACATTACGAAACTGAAGAATATTTAGGTAGAAGCGGTGACAAAGTTGTAATTTTGTCTGACCCTAAAACACGAAAAGATTATGAAATAAAATCTTTAAGTAGGATGACTGATAATTTATTGTCGATTTTAAAAGAACGTGTTGTGGGAATGAACTTAATTGGATTCTTTATTGCTGGTTCTGGTCGCTCAGGACGTATTGATAGACAAATTCTTTCTTGGTTTTCCAATATACCTAGTTACAGTGATGAGATGGCAGCTGTTCTTAAAAAAACGAATAAAGAAAAGTTCTATGTTGTTAATGGTGATATTACTGGTTATGATGAACTCTATCTTTTGGCTGGTGGTGGTTCGCTCCAAGTTGAAAATGGTGGTTTGAGTGATGATCTTCAGGGTGCTTCAAAGGCAAAACTCAAGTCTGCATTCGGTAAATCTATGAAAAGTAAGATTACAAGTCGCCAATTACTCAATAAATTCGTAAAATTGGTTGCGTAATGATAAAAAAAGTTTACTTTATCAGGGATATCAATAACTTACAACAACGATTTTGCTTGACAATACTTGCCTCAGAGAGTATAATGGCTATATTATGATGAAAAAAGAAGGAATAAATATGAATTTGACCCCACGAAAACAACTGTTTGTCGATACCGCTACCGAAATGTTTGGTGATGCCGCAGTAATTACAAATGCTCAAATTAAAGAATCAGCTGCAAAAGCAAAAATTGGGTTTCCTAGCTGGTTTCGTAAAGATTATTCCGTTGGGCCCAATGCGTATAAATTACCTAGTGAGAGTGATGCTCCTGTTGCTCCTGCTGCTCCTGTTACTGCAGCTCCTGTTAACGCAGAAGCATCAGTAGTCAATCTGGTTGCTACTAATATGGAAAAACAAAATCTAGTTCCTGCTAAATTTGAGGGGTTTGTCTCTTGGGGTAACTTTTCCCTGATTGAAAAAGTTGTCAAGTCTGGTATGTTCTATCCTATTTTTATTACTGGTCTATCAGGTAATGGTAAAACATTAATGGTAGAACAAGTTTGTGCTAAACTTAAAAAAGAACTTATTCGAGTAAACATTACAATCGAAACTGATGAAGATGATTTGCTTGGTGGTTTTCGTTTGGTAAATGGTGAGACTAAGTTTGTGCCAGGCCCTGTTATTGAGGCAATGGAACGTGGTTGCACGTTGTTGCTTGATGAGTGTGACTTGGGTTCAAACAAGTTACTTGCACTACAACCTGTACTTGAGGGTAAAGGTGTTTATCTTAAAAAGATTAACAAGTGGGTCACGCCTAAAGAAGGTTTCAATGTGATGGCAACTGCCAACACTAAAGGTAAGGGTTCTGATGATGGACGTTTTATCGGAACTAACATTCTTAACGAAGCGTTCCTAGAACGATTTGCAGTTACAATGGAACAACCCTATGCATCAGTTGCTGTTGAGACTAAGATTGTCTTGGGTGCAATGAAAAAGTATGGTGCTGAAGATGCTGAGTTTGCTAAGAACTTAGTCACTTGGGCTGATGTCATTCGTAAGACATTCTATGATGGTGGTGTAGACGAGGTGATTTCAACTCGCCGACTAGACCACATTGTAAAAGCGTTTGCAATCTTTGGTGACAAAATGCAATCAATTGAATTGTGTGTCGCTCGCTTTGATGAAGATACCAAGGTGTCATTCCTAGACCTCTATACCAAAATTGATGCTGGTATAGATGTCGAGGCAAAAGATGGTGATGCAGAAAATGATAAAATTGTAGAAGAAGTCTCTGAAGATGTAGCGGCATTCTAAAATTACTATCACGCCGTGGTTTCACGGCTTTTGTAAAAAAAATATGTATGGGGGTTGAAATTCACGTTTCAATCCTTATATATATTATGTATCGCCGAATTTCGGGATACATTTAACGTAATCTTGCTTAATAAGGAGAAATAAAAAATGGTTACAAAACTAAGTCTATTCGACAACTTTAATCAACTAACACCCTACGCAGTTGGGTTTGATCGAGTCTTTGATCAACTACAAAATTATGCTTCGCATAATGCAACTTCATCAGGGTTTCCCCCATACAATATCAGAAAGGAAGGAGAATTTAGCTACGTCATTGATATGGCACTGGCTGGTTTTTCAAAAAATGATATTGAAGTCGAAGTAGCAGATGGTTTACTTACGGTTCGTTCTATTAAAGAGAATGACGAAGATGATTCCAACATTTATCGTGGGATTTCATATCGTAAGTTCAATCGCAAATTTACCCTTGCAGATGAAATTGTGGTAAAGGATGCTTCCCTTGAAAATGGTATGCTAGTGATTTCACTAGAGCGTGTTGTTCCAGAGGAGAAGAAGCCGCGAAAGATTGAAATTAATTAATTTTAATTAAATCAAAAGGGGGGTTGACTTTAACCCCCCTTTCCTGTATTATAGTATAAATCATGTAAAGGAGATATCATGAAAATATTTGAATTTGATAGTGTAGAAAAAATGACTGATGGTTCTGTTGCTCGACAAGTAGACGGCGATGGCAATCCAGTTAATGAGGACGGAACACCTGTTGTTACTGCTAGTGCATTGGGCGGTGGTTTTACTGGTGGTGCGACAGAAGAAGAAGCAGAACGCAATGCAAGGCTTGCTCGTGAAAATGCAGAGATGCTTGCAGAAGAAGAAGCGAAAATGGAAGAAGTTAATCATGGACTGAAGTTTGCAATTCGCCCAGTTAAAGCATTCTCTATTGGTCGTATTGAATTTCCAATGGAAATCATAGACGAAGTTAATGACCACATTGACAATGTAATCATACCAAAAAGTGATAGCTTTGCAGATGGTTTAGTCGGTCAACTTAAAAATGACAAAAAATCTGCTCAGTTAAATTTTCCTCTAGATGATGAAGTTGGTCAACAATTAAAAACTGTGTTTGAACAAGTTGGTAAATCATATCTCAAACAAGGTTATGATCGTGATGCTGATACTGATTGTTTTCAGTGTTGGTCTAACCATGCGTATGCTGGTGATTACAACCCTTATCATGATCATGGTGTTCAAACAATGGCAGGTCTGTCAGGATTCCTGTGGTTGAAAAATCCAGAGTGTATTGAAAAACTTGATCCAGTTCCAGCAGGATTAAATAATGCAAGTGGATCAGTTGATGGGTTTACTCAATTAATTTGGGGAACAAATACTAGAAAAGACATTATGTCATTACACGGACAACAAGAAGATTATATAAAACCAGAAGTCGGTGTTATGTTAATATTTCCTAACTGGTTGAAACATCAGGTAATGCCATTTTTTGGCGAAGGTGAAAGACGTTCTTTGGCTATGAACTGGAATGTCACAGACACAGAAGCACAACTTAGAAAATTTATGTCTGACCGCGAAGAAAAAAAGTATGACGATTATCTTGCAGAGAAAAAAGGTAAATGATGAGTAAACGTCCAGACTACAAATACAATGAAGGTGAAGCACTTGCTGAACTTGAAAAGTATATCGACTCTACCTATGATGAACATTATAGCAAAAACAAGTTTCAAGCTACAGAGTTTATCATAGATGGTGGTCACGGTGAAGGGTTTTGTATCGGCAACATTATGAAATATGCACAACGATACGGAAAGAAAGGCGGTAAGAACAGAAGTGACTTGCTAAAAGTGATTCACTATGGTATTATAGCCTTACACATTAATAATATGGAGAATGGTGAATGAGTGATGTTGATAGATTAGTCTATCTAGTTGAAGAAATTGGAATTCTAAAAACTAGAATAGAAGAACGTGGAACAGGGCATATTAATACAGCAATTAGTGTCTTGGAAAATAGAGTGAGTGAATTGAAGGAGAAATTAAATAATGAAACTAAGTAATGAAACGGTATCTGTATTGAAGAACTTTTCTACAATCAATCAGAACCTTGTGATTAAAGGTGGTAATAAAATTGCTACTATGTCTGCAATGAAGAACATTGTTGCAAAGGCTGAAGTGCTTGAGGATTTTCCTCAAGAGTTTGCAATCTATGATTTGAATGAGTTCCTTTCTGCGATCTCATTATTCTCAAAACCAGAATTGGAATTTGAGAATGATTTTGTGATGATTACAGAAGAAGGCACTTCTAAATCCTTAAAGTATTGGTATTCTGATCCATCTGTAGTTACTACACCAACTAAAGATATTACTATGCCTGAGTGTGAAGTAAAATTCAACTTATCAAGTGATACTCTTTCAACGGTGACTAAGGCAGCTGCAGTTATTGGCGCACCTGATATGGCACTTGAAAGTGGAAGTCTTAAAGTTACAGACAAGAAAAATGATACTGCAAATAACTATGCATTAGATTTAGATGTTGCTTCTCAAAGCGACAACTACAAGTTCTGGTTTAAGGTTGAAAACTTAAAATTAATTCAAGGTTCATATGATGTACAAGTGTCCTCAAAAAATATAAGTCATTTTAAGAACTCAACAGGAAATGTTGAATACTTTATCGCTCTGGAGCCAGAGTCAGCTTACAATGCTTAATTTGAGGAATTTATATTATGGAAACATTTTTGTGGGTGGAACAATACCGCCCAAAGGATATCGGGGCGTGTGTACTTCCCAATAACCTAAAAGATACTCTCACAGAATTTGTGAGTGAGGGTAATCTTCCTAATCTGATCTTGTCTGGTGGGCCAGGCGTTGGTAAAACAACTGCTGCGAAAGCAATGCTTGAACAGATTGGGGCAACTTATATGATGATCAATGGTTCTGAGGAATCTGGTATTGACGTTCTTAGAACCAAGATTAAAAACTTTGCTTCGACAGTATCATTGGAAGGTGGACGCAAGTACATCATTCTTGATGAAGCAGATTATCTAAATCCACAGTCAACTCAACCAGCCCTTCGTGGGTTCATAGAAGAGTTTCATAAGAACTGTGGTTTCATTCTGACTTGTAATTACAAGAACAGGATTATTCAACCCCTACATTCTCGTTGCAGTACTATTGATTTTAATATTCCTAGTTCTGAAAAACCAACTCTTGCAAAACAGTTTATGGCAAGAGTTATAAGTATTCTTAATGAGAACAAAATAGAATATGAACCAAGAGTTGTTGCTGAAGTTATTAATAAACATTTTCCCGATTGGCGAAGAGTACTAAACGAACTGCAACGATATTCTGTATCAGGTAAAATTGATGCTGGTATTCTCGTAAATATTTCTGAAACTAACATCAAAAATTTGATGGAAGAAATGAAGAAAAAAGAGTTTACTAATGTTCGTAAATGGGTTGTTGATAATCTGGACAATGATCCTACACGATTGTTTAGAAAACTTTATGATAATCTATATAATTATGTGGATAGTGGTAGTATCCCTCATGTGGTTGTTATCTTGGGCGAATACCAGTATAAAAGTGCTTTTGTCGCAGACCAAGAAATAAATCTGATGGCTTGTTTGACTGAGATTATGGGAGCTACGAAATTCAAATGATAGACATATATGATAACTTATTAGAACCGCACCTTGCAGAACTAATTGACCTCAAATTAAAACAACAAACTTGGAAGTATGATTACCATTCTCAACAAGGAACTCCAAATAAACATTGGCATGTTTTTTGTGGTCACGATCCTCGACAAGTAATAAAACAAGAATTTGAGTGGTTGATGCCAATTTGGGATACTGCATTTGCAAAGTATGATTTTAAAAAGAAATACAATATAAGTACATTCAAACGATTGTATTTGAACGCACATACACATGGTATTGAACCACACATGCACATAGATGATGGCGACTTTACTATGATGTATTATCCTAGACTTGATTGGAAAATGGAGTCGGGTGGTGGAACTGTTATTGATGGTCAACTAGTACAAAACATTGGCAATCGTTTAATCGTATTCCCAGCATACGCACCACACCAAGCACAGCCTGTTTCACGACAATGTTATGACCTAAGAGCTGTTGTGGTATTTAAAACATGGGTGGATAAATAAAATGTACGAATTAAAAGAATATCTCAATGCAATAAATGTATCTAAAGAGTCACTACTAGACAGTGAAGATGAAATGTGGGAAAAGAAGTACGCACCATTTATTGTAAACAAATGTGTTGCTCCGTTCCCCGATACAATACGGCTTGTTAATGAAATTAACCAATACCACCACCTAGATAAGAAGTTACAGTTCGATTTTTTACTAAATAGTCTGAGAACAAGGAAAAGATATACCCCTTGGTTGAAGGCGAAGAAATTAAAGAATCTAGAGTATGTTAAAGAGTATTATGGTTATAGTAACGAAAAGGCAAAGGCCGCTCTTGATATATTAAATGATGAACAGATTTCTGCCATAAAAATAAAATTAAATAAAGGTGGAAGAAATGGAAGAAATTAATTGGACACAAGAGGACATGTTAGAGATTACTCTAAAAGAACCAGACGATTTTTTAAAGGTTCGTGAGACACTTTCTCGTATAGGCGTTGCATCAAGAAAAGAAAAGAAATTATATCAATCGTGTCATATTCTGCACAAGCAAGGACGTTATTATGTACTTCACTTCAAAGAACTATTTGCGCTTGATGGGAAACCTACAAACCTAACTGAAAATGATGTTGCAAGACGAAATACTATTGCAAATCTTTTAAAAGATTGGGGCTTGGTAAACATTAATGGTGAAGTTGGAGAGCTTGCTCCCCTCAGTCAAATCAAAGTATTGTCTTTTGCTGAAAAAAACGAATGGGATTTAGAAACGAAATATAACATTGGGTCTAAAAAGAAAGAATCCTAATGGAAAAATTCAAGTCATTTATCACTGAGGAAACCCAAGAAGACTATAGAGTTGTCGTTCTTTCAGTTGAGCATAATGATAATTCTACTACTGCAAAACGTATAAAGGAAGAGTCTGATAAATTAGGACTTGCGAACTATGTCATTCCTTTAGATGGCGCAAACTTATCTTACGATAAGACTTACAAAATTCATGAAGCTGGTGATGAAAAGGGATTTGATATTTCATCCTCTGATACAGTTGTGTTTGTTCGTGGAACACCAACCAGAGACAGTTCATTAGATTTAATTTCAGAGTTAGAAAAGATAGGTATTTGTTGTGTCAATCCTAGACTGACTATTAATATGGCTGCAGATAAGTTTCGCACCTATATCAAGTTAAAAGATTACGGATTAACTCAACCCAAAACAGTTCTCATACCAAATCAGGATGAGTTAGAAAATGCAGTTAAAAAACTAGACACAAAGTTTCCTATCATAATGAAAACTTTGAGAGGTTCAAAAGGTGTCGGTGTTCTGTTTATTGAATCAGAACGAGCATTAACCTCAATCGTGCAGTTGATGTATAAGACAGATTCAAGTGCAGATTTGTTAATTCAAGAATATATCAAAAGTAAATTTGATGTCAGGGTAGTGGTGCTTGGTGGTAAGATTATCGGCACTATGCAAAGAGATGTTGTAGAAGGTGATTTCAGAAGTAACTATTCTCAGGGTGCAAAGGTTAAGTCCTACAAACTATCTCAACTTGAAACAGAACAATGCTTACTTGCGTCTAAAGCGATAGATGGCATTCTAACTGCTGTTGATTTTATACCATCAGATAGTCCTAAAACAGCTCCACCATTTATTTTAGAAGTTAACTCTTCGCCAGGAAGCGAGGGTATTGAGCAGGCGAACTCTGGACTCAATGTTGCAAAAATAATTCTAGAACATTTCAAAGATGTTGCATCAAGACGCACTACACCAGTTCAAGCAGGTTACGAAGAGGTGGTAAGTATTGCTCCATTCGGTGAACTGATTGCCAAGCTGGATACAGGAAATTCTGGGCTATCAGTCCTACATGCTGAGGATATTGATGTGCAAGGTAAGAAAATTACCTTTACATTACAGGGTAAAACTATAACTACAAACTGGATTAAATCTTATGAAGTTGATACAGGTGGTGGAAGTGATGAACGCCCCGTAATTAAACTTGATGTAGATTTTGCTGGGTCAACATATAAAGATGTTATGTTTGGCCTGAACGATAGATCAGAAATGGGAACAGATGTTTTATTAAACAGATTTACTATGAATCGGTTCAATATAGCAGTCAATCCTTCTCGCAAACACGTTATCACCACAAAATACACCCTCGAAAAATAATTGCTTGACATTATCAGAATTCTCTGTTACTATAAATAGTATAAATACTATACAAATGGAGAGGTTGATGAGTTTAAGAGGTTACGTTCGGCAAGTAAAGCCACGCACAGAAAATTACATTCCACCTGTAGATAAAGTTCAGTCGTACTTAACTGAATCAGACACTACAGAAGCAACATACGCTGAAATGGCTATTTGTTATCAGTATAATATTTTGAGAACTGATGGTAATTCTGATAGAGCATTATCTCAAGCAGGGATAAGTAAAACAAACTTTGAAAAATTAACTCCTTTGTTACTAGAAACTGGCAAGAAGGTTGCTGTCGAAATGAAAGATCGTGGGCCTTGGTTATTACATTCGGGTAGTGGTTCTTCTACTACTTTCTATGCTCAAGGTAGAGATAAAACACCTAAAGCAGATTTTATTGGCGATAGTAAAAATTACATTTCATTAAAAAAATCAGCAAGTAGTGGTGCTGGTGCTCAATTGATGAGTGCCAAATCAGGTGAGGCATCAGGGGTTGTTGAAGCTGCTATCGGACACTATGAAAAAAACACTTCCGAAGATTTTTCTAAAAATACCTCGTTTGTAAATGCCATGAATATCCTAGAAAATAAAATGAAAGAAACTGCTAGGAATGATTTAAATGTTGAAGTTGGAAAGGGTAAATCAGATTTTGAAAAATGGTATCTTATAAAAAGTCCACAAGCAATAAAGTTAAAAAAAGATAGAAAATTAAAAGCAAAGGCTATAGAAAACCATCTCAAGGCAGAATTGTCTTTGTTAGGCGCTACTCGTATGAACCCCAAGGCAAAAAAGAATTTAATACCAAAAATACCTGCTATATCTGCAACTGAAATACAATCTGTTTTTAAAACATATCAAGAAGATGAGGATGTTAAAGTAGGAAATGTTACAGTTAGTGCTAAACATTTGACAAAAGTTTCTCCTGATAAACTAACAGACCCAGAACTCAAGAAACAAGTTGTTGATGTAATCCAAACATCAATAAATGCTACTGAATGGCAAATTGAACTGCAAAAATTCTTTAATAATAATGAAGAACTAAAGAAGTGGTTGGTTTATGAAGCTGCATCTGGTTTGTATAAATTTACTGGTAAACATTCTGATGGTAGTAACTATTATGGCCCAGCATCCTCTGTAGCAAACAGGATTTTAGTATTTACGGATTCTGGTATAAAAAATGAATATGATATATTGCAATATTCTATGGACAATTCTCAACTTGCCAGTAATGTTAGCGTGTCGTATAAAGGTTCTGGTAGATCAAAATATATTAAACTTGGGATTGCTTCACACTACGAATCTGAATTACCAATGTTACAGGAAGAAATTTATCATCTCCAAAGACAATATATGTTGACAGAGGGATTCTTTAAAAATATTAAAAATAAATTTATGGGGTTTGTAAATAAATTACAAGATATTATAAAAAGATTTTATGAAAAGGTTATAATGAAATTTGTTAATGGAATTAAAAAAATAGCAAAAAACGGAGTTACTGCTGTTGTAGATGCTTTAGGATTGGAAACAACTGGCACAGTTAGTTTTCAAACGCCAAGTTGGTAAATGTCATGATATCATTCTCACAACTCACAGAAGACAAGGGCGGTAAGAACCTTCACCTAGAACACCTAGAGGATGAAATACTCAACTATGGTGTAGATGGTGGTAGAGCTGCACTAAACTTCCTACGTTCATTACGAGATATGCTTGCTGGTGCAAGTCGTAGTTCGGTTAACATGACTGTCAAGTGGGATGGTGCGCCGGCAATCTTCTGTGGTATAGAACCAGAGACAGGAGATTTTTTCGTTGCAAAGAAATCAGTATTTAATGTCAATCCAAAATTATACAAAACAAACGCAGAGATTGACGATGATTTATCTGGAGCGCTCAACTCAAAATTCAAAGTCGCACTTGCAGAGTTTTCCAAATTAGGTATCAAGGACGTTCTACAAGGTGATCTAATGTTTACTGATGATGTAGAATCAGAAACTATTGATGGCACTAAGTATTACACGTTTCAACCTAACACGATTGTTTACGCTGTGCCTACTGATTCTGCATTGGGTAAGACCATCAACAAAGCAAAAGTCGGTATCGTCTGGCACACCACATATACTGGTAGTGCGTTACAAGATATGAAGGCATCTTTTGGTGCAAACATATCTTCACTTAACAAACCAGCAACTGTATGGATGGACGATGCAACTTATAAAGATGTTGCTGGTAAGGCAACATTTACTACTACAGAAGATGCTAAGATTACGCAAATACTATCACAAGTTGGAAAAACTTTTCAGAGGATTAATGCTAATGGATTAAGAAAGTTTCTGACAGTGCAAAATGGTATGACAGGTGCAGTTGCAGGAGCTTCTCTTAAAACCTATAACAACTCTAAGGTTCGTGCTGG